TCTAATTCCATAGCATAATCTTGCTTCTGTTTAGCAGTACGGAATTCTTTACCCATTGCAATGATCTGCTGTCCTTGAGCACGCTCTGTAGGATTGTTAGATCTCAACAGCTCCTCACCATGCTGGTCAATAGCCTTAAGATCCTCATCCTTCATATTGTAGATAGCTTTTTGCTGATCTAGAGCAAGATTCTGGAACTGTAGGGCATTCTTACGTTCTAAGTCTAGAGCAGAACTTTGATTATCCTGTAAACCCTTAGTATTTACATTCCCTTGTTGGGTTAGCAACATAGGGTTCATAGCAGCAGATTGTTGGTTCTTAAGGAAACCCTCTTGTGTAGTGTTCCCTTCTTGAGCTAAACGCTGCTGCTGGAACTGTTGTGCTAAGCCCTGATTCTCACGAGCTTGGGTATAAGCTTCAGGATTCCAAGCACCATAAGTTCCCTGTAGTGTCTCTAAGGTAGGTAGTTCGTTTGCCATTTATTATGTCCATTCAGAAGAAGAGTACATTGGAGCAGGTTCTTGATAAGCCTGTGGACTGGGTGTATTCCAAGTGTTATACATATCCTTGAGCCCAGTAAAGCCTTGTTGTAGATACCCAGGATCTTTCTTACTACCGATAAGCTGAGACAAGATCTGTGCTTGGACAGCCTGCCTATTATTATTAGCTGTTTGTGCTTGGGTATTTGTCAAGTTGCTTGTCTGTCCCAAACTAGACATTGAGTTCGCCACCGTAGGAGCCAAGGCAGCAAGACGTGCTTGAAGTTCAACAGCACGAGTACCATATTGACTATTACGACCAGCCTTAGCATCTTGGCGTGCAAGCTGTTGGGCTAGTTGTTTAGCATAAGGACTATCTGGAGCATACATATTTTGTAGGCCACTCATTTGTGCTTGGAGTGCTTGTTGGTTTTGTTGAGCATTATTAGCCAATTGACCGGCTTGTCTATTAGCTTGATAACCTTGATAGAGAGTTCCTGCCAACTTACCCCAATCCGTACCCCCGCCATTGTTTTGAGATCCGGCAGAAGAATCACTTCCAGTACCTTTACCAGCATTAGAACTAGCTAGACCACCCAGAGCCTTCCCACCCACCATTGCTCCTATTGGACCCGCTATATTTCCACCAACAATACTACCCAATGTGCCAGCAGCAGATACTCCCAGAGATTGGGCCGGATTATCACTACGAGCTGCGTTATAGCCAGCACCTAGTACAGCACCCAGAGGGCCGGGAGCAGCCCTACCAAGAATCGCTGCACCCACATCCTGTCCACGAACAGCATTGATGCCTAAATTAACAGCAGCTCCCATAGGATTAAATCCCATCAAAGTACGTGCAAATTTAACAGCAGGGTGATCCCAGCCCGAGACTTCATTTCTATCCCCATATCCGGGGAAATTATCAGCAATTTTGCTAATCTGGGCTTGTGTGTCTGCTAGTTGATTATAGCTTGGTAGCCCTTTTCGCGGATCGCCAAAAAAACTAGATAGACTCCAGCTTTGTGGTTCATTATATCCAGCCATACCAAAGTCATAACCAAAGGGGTTCTGGTTAACACCCTCATTAGAAAAACTTTGATCTTGGTTTAGAGTGCCTGGTTGTGTAACACTATTTTCACCATAAGGATCAGACATAGTACCCCCCAGTGTACCTATATCTGGAGCATCAAAGCTATTGCCACCCTCCCCACCATAACCAGGAGAATATCCACCTATGTTGCCTGGCGTCCCTCCAAAATTTCCACTAGATCCCGTGGAGTATCCCCCATAACCTCCTTCACCAAAACCACCTCCGTCTCCATCACCACCATCAGAGTAAGACATATTTTATCCTTTTAAGCACTAATATTATCCGTAACCGTTAAGATTATGGATGGGATTGCCGGAACAGGAGCAGTCGCTGTTAGGGCTGTTATTTGACAAGCAGTGTCATCTGTTGACCAAACTAATTCAAAGTAGTCGTTTGCATTTAAACTTAAGACATAATTCCACGCTGCTACCAAAGCCACACTACCCCCTGCTAACGTAACTTCAGTACCACTATTGGGGACATTAGTTCCATTAATCCTAGCCCAAATCCAAACCTTCTTTGCTAAGATAGGGACTTTATTTAACTGGACAGAGAACTGGAAATCATATACACCAGCAGTGGAACAGATCACCCTAGAAGTAGGAGTGCCTATTGTAACACCATGGGTAAGGTCTGTACTGTTAAAAGTAATTGGATATGCAGTGTTAATTACAGCAGCGGTCTGTGTAGTAGTATCATGAAAAGTACCATACTTAGGATCACGAGCAATTAGGGTCTGTACCGCTGTATGCTCTGTGTTAGTGAGGTGATAGTACTCTCCAGGAGTACCTCCCTGTAAGGAGGTCAATAACTGATGGGATTTCTGTTGCAAATCTGCAATAGAACTTCCTGCTTTATTAATCACAGACCAGGCAATAGAGTTACCAGATGACAAGTAATTGTTGAGTTTGTTATACCAATCTACCCACACAAAGTCACCAGAAGCGGCGCGTGTAGGAGGGGGAGGAAGTCCACCAGCCATTATTGTTGTCCTTTGTTGTAATCAAGTTCCAGGCCTTCAAGACGAACAAGATGGGGTAAACTATACCGCAATCGAAAAGCTCGTCTACGAAAAGTACCCAGTTGTGTGATCATGGGGAAGTCATTCATATAACTGAGTAGTCGTGGTGTGCTCCACGTGTTATAGTCATCGTCAGTCCAGTCCAAATAGAAAGAGTTTTCTGTTCCTCCACCATCAGGAATATCCCCAATAATGGCAGCACGAGAAATAAACTTCTTATTCATGGTATCAATATCAAACTTACTTGTAGTAACTTCACACCTAAAATTAGTAAGGTTATCTTTAAAATAAGAAGCATTCATCTTATAGATATTAGTACCAGTCTTATCTAGGATATAGGCAGAGCCGTCTAGACCATCTGAAGCAAACTGCCCAATAAAAGGGAACTCACCACTAACACCACTCGCCCACTCATGCCAAAGCTTTGTATCAAAACTATAGACTAAGGTTCGTGCAGTAAGAATAAGAACATAGAGTTTCTGTCCACTTACACGGATGGCGTAAGCAGTAGCATTCTGGAGATTAGTTCCTTCAGCTAACAAAGCATGTTTAATAGCTGGCGTGCCAATTTCTTTTTCTTTAAAGCCATCAATAGTCCACACTGTGTTACCACCGTTACCGGTAGCACCAATTAGGATAACTTCTTTTTCTGTCTGTACTACTGTGTTACCCGCCACAGTACCAAATTGCTGCACCGCAGCATCATGACGTTGTAATGGTGTACCAGTAGCATTCGCAGCATCAAAGAAATACTCAACACTATTAGAACCTACTGCATAAATATAGTTGTTATTCTTTGTCAAGGCTTTGATGGTATCTGGATACATTTCAGCAGATACAAAGTCACCTACTGTCCATAAAGTTGGATCATCTAGATTACTATTATAAATATCTTGTGTCGCTGCTTTAGCAAGAAACAGATAACCATCCATAAAAATAGGATCTGGTATATGTGGAGAGGGGAAATCCCCGGCATGTGGAATTAGTGTTGGTGCTACTGCCGGACTAGAAAAGACATAGCCGTCTGTTCCATCCACAAGAATTAAAGTAATAGCTCCCAAGGAAGATACAAATTCTGTAAAACCAACCTGACCAGTGGTTGTTGTGATACTAGAAAGATAAACACCATTGACGTAAATCTTCTCTGCTACAACAGAGATTACATAACCAATACCAGCAACAGTCCAGTAGTATATACCCCGAGCTATTCCCACGTTGACTGCATAAGCAGAAACCATCCCAGGACGGGATTTGATATAAGCTTTCTTAGTCTCTTGTGTAGGGCTATCATGCAGCTCCACCATCATATTAACAAGACGGTAATCTTTTGTAAGATCAATGCCATTGCGTTGTTGTAAGTCACCTACAAAACTAATACGATTAGAGTCATAAGTATTCTGTTGGGGATTACGGGTGAAAGCCATTTAGCGTTTTCCTGACCAATCTGGTTGCATATAAAGCGATCCCTCTTCAACACCATACATCAAAGCTTGTTGATGGAAGAACTCAGCTTCTTTAGACAAAGTAGAACGGTCTTGTACTGGTAGACCATACTCAGAAGAGAGTCGCCATGCTAGGCCGTAGATCATTGCTTCTGTCCAATAGGAAGGGAAGTCGATATCATCTGCACTAATTACCATATCCTCAAAAGGACGTTGGTAAACAATAGTAATCGTTGTTGTGCTATCACTAGGGATTGGCCACAAATTGATAGTACCTTTCGTGGCAAAAGGCTGATAGTAGAGATTAATGGGTACACCAGAACTGGTTGTCAGGGGTAAGATATTGTAATTATATTGGGTATAAATATTCAATGGAACATTCACACTATTTAATTGATTACGATAAGCTTGAACAACCTTAAGTGGTGCTGGTGTAGCCAAAGCCATCCCATTACCGATATCATAAGCAGCTTGTCCTGAGATAACAGAGAAGGTATACTTCTTCATTGCCCATACCGGCATACCATCGGCTTGGAAGCCTTTAATCATGGCATTCAGAGCCTCTGCGGCGTTGGTGACCTCATAGGTAGCCGGAGTGCTTCCACCCGCTATAACAGCCAATTTACGGAGAGCACTATTGATAATACCATCTCGATTTAGTGTCCACGAAGCCACACCTGATGTACTCATATTAAGATACCTTGTTTATTTTTAATATTCCAGAAGCAAATAAAAGTAATTCTTCTGGTGTTGCAGAAGATTTCATTAGATTTGCTAAGTAAGATATAACCTGTATATTGTCTAGAGTATATCCTTTTGAGCTATCTATCCTGTCAACTGAAGCCAAAGTCTTATTTTTTAACCCAGTATCAAAAGAAAGTTCCCATCCCAAATACAAACATGTTTTTGTTGTCTGCATTATCTTTAGAATACTCTCAGGTGATAAGTCAAAAGCCATACTATGTTTTATAGCTCGTTTTCTACAATCTGAGTATGCTGCTTGTGCCCTAGCTTTAATAGGATTAGTTTGTTTTTGCTTTTCTTTATGTCTTTTTTGTGTGGCTAGTGCTTGGTCTTTGTGGGTTCCATACCAAGTTCTTTGATAAAGCTGTTTTTCTGTTTTAAGACAATCTTTACACTTAGAAATATAATTTTTCTTTTGTGATAATGACCAGTTTAGATCAGATAAAAGGCAGGAACATATGATACAAGTTTTCATTTATGGGTAGAGGATGCCACTCCGTTTAGTTTTTCTATAGTCCGAAATCCTCCCAAACCAAGCATACCCAGGAGAAGGGGCATCATTTCTGATAGATCTGCGGGAGAAACCTGTAGAGTAATATCCATTAGTAGTAGTAGCACTTTAACAATAGGCAACAGTAACCAATTCCACATACATCCAAATCCGCAAACCCACATAATGAAAGGACGCGCCCCGGATACAAAGATAGAAGAAGACTTAGCCTCTTCTTTATTGATATCTAGTTGACCTTGAACAACAACTACAGCCGCCGCTAATTGTTGTTTCTCAGCTTCTGTTTTGTCAGGCCAGATCTTACCAATCACTGTATTAGCAAGATCGCTGACCGCCCCTAGTCCTGTTATATCTATAGTCATGGTTTATCTGC